TCTAGTTTCTTTAAAAGCTTTTGAAACAAAAGGTATACCTGCTTGATACATAACATACTTATCATTCGTTTCAGCAGGGCCTAAGAATTCACTCTTCTCTAAAAGAATATGATTCCCATGACCTCGCTTTAACGTACCATATACAAAGACTATCTCCATTATACTAACACTATTTTACTTAAGTTATAATCTGTTACCTCATCCTCCATAAACCATTTGCTATACATATCTATAGCTCTATCAACCAGCACTTCTCCTGCCTTCAGAGATTCTTCACTCATCTTATATATCCCCACTCCAAATGGTGCTTTAAGCTCACACATTATGAAATAGAAATTCTTTTTCTGAGTACCTGAGGTATAGAATGCTGCTTGTTGATGAACTTTATATGTATCCATAAAGGTTTTGAAAGAATCTAAATCAGATTTCTTACTAGTAGTTTTTATATCTACAATATAGTTATCACCTTCAGCATCAACCTTTCCCTTACATAGAGTGCCTGTGGCTATGTCTTTCCAGAAGTGTATCTTCTCTCGCTCTTTAGCTCCTTGTAATAATTTGTTGGCATCTCTGTTCTTGTATATGTTTTCTGACATATTCTCAAACACACCTTCAAGATATTCAGGTATAGGTTTTCTATCTCCTATAGTTTCAAGGAATTCTGCATAGGATGCTTTACCTATCTTAGTTCTCTTATCAAACTTCGGTGCATATACATAACGGGAATCGAACTCATCAGGCTCAAGTATATAACAGTGGAATGCACTACCTATAAGGAATGCTTCTGTTTCTTTCTGCTCTGTGTTTAAATAGTGGTGCAACTTCCTTGTACTCCCCTCGTTAAGCTGTTTAAGCATACTATTAGTGGTGTACATTTGGTCTGCAAAGTATGAATCATCGTCTATAATATATCCATCACTTAGTTTCTCTACCTTTCTCATTGCTCTATGTTTATTACATCGTCAATAGTCATTTGGTTTAAGCTATCAACTTGACCTTTATATATATACTTAGTTACAGTAGTTTTAGTACCCCACCTGGTAGGGACTTGAACATCTTCTGTTGCTATTATATACCCTTCATCTTTTAATGTGAAGATAGTAGCTGAGAGCCTTGTATTACCTAAATCTCTGATAGCTTCTAATGAAGTTATCTCTTTGTATTCTTTTAGGTAATCTATTAATCTAGTTTTGTGGTTTGCTTTCTTCATTTTTAAGTACCTTAATAATTACTCCTGCGTTTTCTTTATCAACTTCATACCCATGAAAGTGTGGTACTAAGTTGTGTATATCATCATCCTCTATCCATCCATACTTAACCATAAGGTCTTGTACTGTCTGAGCTGGGTTGATGTAGTCGAACTTACGTCTACTGTTGCGTATAAAATAGAATGATATATGTAGAGGTTTATCTAAACCCTTAACTAATTTCAGGAATTTGTTTTTCTCTTTTAAATAGAAAGGCTTTGAGTTTTTTATATATGTTCTTGTTGCCTTGCTGTTTATTAGATATTTTCCCGTCCATTGTTTGCTGTTCTTGCTTGAACTAACATTGAATGGAATAAATACTTCATCCTTTTTCATGCGGGTCTGGTATATACAAGTAGAATGTTTCTGCAGCCCATTGTTTTACTTTCTCAATGAACTCTAACATCTGCGTGTTATTTAACTTAGTAGTACTTTCAGTGGTGTCATACCATTCATCATTAACGAGGACTTTCTTTTTTAGAAAAGTTTGCTTTAACAGCTCGTGGGTTTCTTCCTTTGTATACCCTGTATAATCGGATATAATCTTTACCACTACTCCCCAATAATATTGATTCAACTGGTTACTTCTTTTAGGTCTATACTCATTGATAGTTACTTCGATAGTTTTACCTTGGTATCTAGCAATGTCATCATCTAACCTATCCCTGTCTGCAAAGTGTAGATTCTTTTCTACAACTTTAGCTATATGCTTTAGCTTCATATATAAAAAGTAAAGCAAGGGCTTTACACCCTTGCAATAACAATTTAGAATGGCATGGAATCAGTAACATTACTGTTACTATTCACATGAGCATCATAAGCTGCTTTATATGCAGCTGAATCTGAGGGGGATAATTTTTTGTTATACTTATCCATCCATGTGATAGATTTACCTGCTTTATTAGCAAATCTATATTCAACTACTGTTTTGATAACAGGTGCTCCCGTATCTTTATCATTAGTCCAATACTCTCTTTCACCTAAACAAACAGTAATTTTATTACCTACTGTTTCGTTACAAGCTGTTGGTATATTGCTAAAAGTCTTAGCACCTGCTGCTTGTAAAAAGCTTTTAAAGATTTCTTTACGAACTCTTATAGCATTTTCGCTTGTATTATCATCAGCACCACTCATCTTTAAGAAGGCAACACCGTTAGAGTTAGATACTTTAAACTCTGTATATGGAACACCTGTGTATCCATCTCTCTGAGCAGAAGTAGATACTTTATCTACTGTAACTTCATGTACTCCTGCTGGTAAGTAGTTTACTGTTTCTTTAACTACTACATTTTCTAAACTGTCAAACATTTTTTTTCTTGTTTAATTGTTAATTGTAATACTCTTCGCACTTATCAATTACGTGCTTCAAGTCATTGTCTATATATAATTCATCAAACATACCCATTGGGCTTTTTGCTGAATCGCTTCCTTGAGATTGAGTTCTAAATCTATATGACATACCTTCATCCCCGTTATGGTTGTCGGTATATAAACATACTACGAATTCTTTCTCTACTCTTTTCTTCCAACGGTTACCGTCTACAGCTACAAACCTTTCTTGTACGCCACTTTCTCCGTCGTAAGCTCCGTCTATTGCTAAGAATATAACACTCTTGTCGGTATTCTTACTCATATTTAATATACGGTCTATTTCTTTATTATAAAAAGACCATACGTCAAATCCTTTAAATCTTACATCAGCCTCTCTGTATATCATTTCTACTAGAGATGTAAATGATTCGATTACTATAGTTTCAATGTCTTTAGAATCCATAGCTTTCTTAAACGCTGCATTAAATGTATTCAAATCAGGAACTGCTACATTTAAAAAATCTTTAGCTCCTCTAAATGGTAGTTGCTTTCTTTCAATATTTAATACAGCTGTTGATTTAGGGTTTAAGTTTCTTAATGAAGTGGATTTCCCTGAACCACTTTTTCCTACTACAATAATGTTTGGTTTCACTTTTCTTTAGTGTTTAGTTGTTTATAATTATCCATGCTATACTCTTTGGTTTTTTTGTCTGTTGCACATACAAATTTCATAAAACCTCTTAGCATAACCTTGTCTTTTTTACCCATCCTTTCCTTAACTTCAGAGAATGTTTTATTGACAACCTCTCTAATTGTTTTCTTACTGAATGGTAGCTTATCACTTATTTTGTTTATAATATCTTCTGAGTTTTTCATAGTATATCAAAGATATGAAAATTAAGGTTATTAACAGAATTTATCCTCGCTTAATTCCTCAAACTTAGTTAGATAGCTAATCCATTTTAACCATTTACTTCCTATACCAATGTTTCTTCCTTTAGCAAATATTATCTCTGCCTTTCCTTTTGTGCTGTTGCCTTGCGCGTCTCCCTCAAAACCATAATACTCTGGTCTGTATACAAAAACTACTGCATCAGCTGCTTGCTCTATCTCACCTGATTCTCTTAGGTTAGATAACATTGGTCTGCATCCCTCATTTCTTTCAACTCCTCTAGATAATTGCGATAAAGCTATAACTGTTATGTTAAGCTCTTTAGCTATATTCTTTAAGGACCTTGCAATGATAGACACCTCTTGCTCTCTGCTCCTGCCTCGGACTAGATTGCTTACTAATTGAAGATAATCTATCATTACAAGTTTTGCATCCTTAGTGATTACATACTGACGTATTTTATTTAACAAATACCTTAAGCTGGTACTGTTACATTCATCAATATACAAGGGAAGCTTTTCAAGAGTACCTGTTGCACTATGAATTCTATTCCATTCTTCACCGTTTATAGTCCCTTTTATTAAATATCTATTGTCAATTTCAGTTTCACAACTTAATAATCGTGATATTAATTGACTCGTAGACATCTCATAAGAGAATATAACGCTTTTATGGCCGTTCTTAGCAGCGTTAGCTGCCAATGCAAGGGCAAATGAGGTTTTACCCATAGAAGATGCTCCACCGACGATAATAAGGTCTTGTGGTTGCCAACCTCCTGTGAATTTATCTATAGAAGAAAACCCTGAAGGAATACCGCTCATACCTGATGATAGTGAATTCTTCTCAATAACTTTGATAGTTTCCTTAAGATGCTCTTTAATTTCTACAATAGAGCCTTGTTCATTTTTATTTATATCTAATAAAGATTTTTCTATGTTGACTATTTGGTCTTCAATATCTTTTTTATCTATACTTAAAAGAACATCTTCACATAACCCTTTAACAACAATTTTTTTATGAGAGTTGTTAAGGTGTATTATACAAGTTTTAGTGTTATGCATATAGCTTGCACTACTGTCCATACATATAGCTAAATAGTAGTCTATGTTACTTATATCTTTAAGTTCTTTACAAGCCTTTAATAAATCAAACTTGTTACCATTCTGGTATTCTGTATCAATCCAATTATATATAGACCGATAAACAGGCTGTGTGAATAGTTGAGGTGATAGCATTTCATTATACTCATAGTAGTCTTCTTTTTTATTTATAAGCTTACTTAGTAGTATTAATTCTACATCATCGTTCATCTCTTTCTGATTTATTATTTATATTTATAAAGTTAGTTCCTACTGTGCATTCGTCGTTATACCGTTCATGCTTAATCCATCGTTCTGCGTATTGAAATTCAGGAACAAACGTTCCTTTCTTTTCTTCTTGTTTCTTCCATTGGACTTGAACACTTATTGCTTTTATTATTTTAGCAGTTAACGTAACGCTAGGCCTCAGTCTTATCCATTCAAACTTTGCTTTCTTTTTACCAACCTTGAGTGGATAATTTTTCCAGAATAGTTCGAAATCTTCTTCTAGTCTAACTCTTTCGTCATTAGACATACGAATACCCTTCTTTTTAAACAATTTCTTTGCCTTGTTGGTAAAGCTTATGAATTTATAGTTTAATTTTATATAACCATAGTATTCTAACTCTTGATAACAAGTATCTAATTGTTCTTTCCTAAAACCATATATCTTAATTAACGCTTGATGCCCATACTCATGTTGCTCAGTAGAGACGTGGTAATCAAGCATTAATAAAGATAGTAGTGATATTTCTAAATTAGAATCTTCGTATACACATAATATATTGTTTATGGTATTCCCTAATTGAGACATCCTGTTTCACGCATATTTTTAACAATCATTTGTAAGGCTTTATTGCTTATTGCACTACCCTTACCTGTAAGGTTAGAAACTAAATCTAACTCTGCATGATGTGTTAAATAGTTAGTAACTCCATTGAATAACCCATAGTATGTATGCCCTTTACTGTCCATCTCATCTGCTACTGCATCTTCAATTTTCTTTCTTCTTGCATGCCACTTAGCAGTTTTTACCTTTAACTTATTATCAGCGATTAAATTTAAAATCTCTGAGACAAAGTTATTTGTATATGATATATTGTTGCGTTGCATAGTTCTCATCAATGAGGATACACCCTGTAGGTTAGCTTCTATTAAGCTTTCTAAGCTATTACTAATAGATTTGTCGCCCATTTGTTTGGTATGTTTCATTATATGGTTTCTATCCTTGTCTTGCATAAGTAAACCAAACATATTACTGCAGCTATGTATTTGATTAGCTACACCAAATGTTAATCTTTGGCTACCATCATGAGATGATAACGCATATACATAACAATCAGCCTGTTCTTGTCCCCAGTCAGTCGTCATTTTCTTATACTTGATAAACATATATACTTTACGCCCTTTATCAAATGTTCCGCATTTAGAATCTTCTAGGTTATAATTATCTTCCCCTATCTTTTCTAATACCGTATCTAAAAGGTCATTATTTTGCATAACAGTATATGCACCTCGCACAGGGCCTAATGCCTCGCCTGATTTGTCATTTACTGTAGCAAAGAATTGCGTTTTATTATAGTCATCTGCATGTTTAGTATCATATAGATGCATTGTTTTCTTGCTGACGGTAAAGTCTAACTCTCCATCAGCTAAAAATTCTTGTTTAGTCATTGAACTTTTCTTTAATTAATTGAACTAATTTCCAAGCGTTTATACGCCCGTCTTCAAAATCTTCAATTAGAAATAATAATTCTTTTTCTAGTTTACTCATTTTGATTTTCTTCTTTGTCTTGTTTAACTTGCTCATCCAATAGCATCTCTTCGTACACAAGCATCTCTGCTTCTTCTCTTTCCTCTGCTTGGATTAAAGCGGCTTCAATATAGTACTTTTCATACAGATATTCAAGCCTTTGCTCTTCTTGCTGTATCGCAAGTTCTTTCATTCTACCCATTCCACATAATTTTTTGAGCCTCTTTTAAAGCTCGTTCATATTTCTTCCACCTATCACTACCTATCTTCATATAATCACCTCTTACAGTGCTAACCATGCGTAGTAGTATACTAATTGCTTGTCTTTGCGTCATAATTAAAGGTTTATATAAAGTAGGCGCACATGCGATTCGGCAGTCTTACCTGGAGTCACGGTCTTAAAAGAGGATACTCATCTCTCTTACCTACTATATTATACAATCACACCATTTC